GTATCGTTACACCGGATCTGCTTGGAACCTGATCAACAAAACCGATCGTATCAGCCAAAACGGTATCGTTTTTGCTGACGCTCGTTGGGACGCCAGCCTCGACAACAGCGGCAACAGCGTGGGTGGTATAGTAGATCCTGTAGCAGGAGATATTCCATCTATTGCCACCATGTTGACCAGCAACTACGTGGATCTAGATTGCCCCGATTATCGTCTGTATCCACGCGGTACACTATTGTGGAACACACGTCGCAATGGTATGAACGTGAAGGAATTTGTAAACAACAAGTTTACTGCTACAGCATATCCTGATGCCACAGATAATGGCAGCAACCAAACTGGAACCATTCCAACTTTCAAAAGCACCTGGGTCAATGCCAGTGGCGTTCAAAGTGACGGAACTCCTTATCATGGACATAAAGCACAGCGTCAGATGGTAGTCAAAGCCTTGAGATCTGCTATAGACAGCAACACCGATATCCGTGAAGAACAATACGAGTTCAATATCATCTGCTGCCCAGGCTATCCAGAACTGATTCCTAACTTGGTGAGCCTGAATGCAGATCGCAACGAAACTGCTTTCATTATTGGCGACACTCCGCTGGATCTAGTACCAACTGCTACCGAAGTGACCAATTGGAGCAATGCATCCGAAGTCAGCGGTGACGTATATCTTGGATTGTACTATCCACATGGATTGACCAACGATATCAACGGCAATGAAATTGTGGTGCCAGCAAGTCATATGGCTCTACGTACTTTCATCTACAGCGACAACATCAGTTTCCCTTGGTTTGCACCAGCTGGAACACGTAGAGGTGCAGTAGACAATGCCACAGCACTTGGTTATGTTAACTACACCACTGGACTGTTTGTTCGCACAGGTATCACACAAGCACAGAGAGATTTCTTGTATCAACAAAGAATCAATCCTATCAGCCTGTTGCCTGGTGCCGGTATCGTGGTATACGGAAATAAAACACGTAGCGCAGTTGCTCAGAGCACAGATCGCGTGAACGTAAGTCGTTTGGTTAACTATATTAGAACCATCCTTACTGACATCAGTAACGCATTCTTGTTCGAACCAAACGACAAAACCACTCGTGATCAAATCAAGAGTGCTATTGATGGTGCAATGAATGATCTAGTTGCCAAGCGTGGTATCTACGATTATCTAGTTGTTTGCGACACCAGCAACAATACCAGCGATCGTATTGCACGGAACGAGCTGTATGTAGACATAGCTATCGAGCCAATGAAGGATGTGGAATTTATTTACATTCCAATTCGCCTGAAGAATCCTGGCGACATAGCATCGGGTGGAAGATAATAGTACCATATTACCGGATGGCCTAGGCCATCCGGTGTATAAGGTGAAAAATGGTAAATAAGAATACTAGGAGATCACAATGTCTGTAGCATCATTAACAAAATTCACAGTGCCCTTGGCCACTAACCAGAGTGCGTCCAACCAAGGCCTGTTGATGCCAAAACTGGCTTACAGATTCCGTGTCACATTTTTTACTTTTGGTCGGGACCAACAGGTGACCGAACTAACCAAGCAGGTGATGGATTTTACTCGTCCAACAGTGAGTTTCGACGAAATAACTGTTGACAGCTACAACAGCCGTGTAAAACTCATTGGTAAGCCCATGTGGCAAGATGTCACAGTAAACCTAAGAGATGATGCCAGCGGACAAGTAAGCAAGTTAATCGGTCAACAGTTGCAGAAACAGTTTGACTTTTTGGAACAGGCCAGCGCACGTTCTGGAAGCATCTATAAATTCACCACCAAGTGCGAAATGCTAGACGGTGGTAATGGAAAACAAACCCCAACAGTGCTAGAAACTTGGGAAATGTATGGTTGCTTGCTCAGCCAAGTCAACTATGGAGAATTGAATTATACTACTAACGACCCGGTAAAGATCGCATTGACTATTAAATTTGACAATGCTATTCAGACCGAAGGAGTTGCTGGTGTTGGTACATCGTTTGCTCGAGCCATCAACAGAGAAGATATAACTGGAGGTGGCTTTACCACATCGTCATAATCTCCAGACGACAGCAGTTAAAATCAAGCCCGGAAATTTCCGGGCTTTTTTTTGAGATAAATACTTGAAACAGGATGTCCGATGTCCAATCTTTTACAATCTCTGATAGCAGGTCTCAATTCCACAGATAATCTGCGCGATCCTCAGCACGCCTCGCGCATATTCGTGGACGGCAATTTTTTCAGGCATCCAAAATATGCTTGGCTGTTCTATGTGGTTTTTGATTATCAGGAAGATTATGCGGCCCTGCGTACCAATCAAAAAAATGGAATACAGATGGGAGCTTTGTGTAAATCAGCGCAATTGCCAAGGTTCACCATAGACAACCAAGTACTCAATGCCTATAACAGAAAAAACATAGTACAACGCAGTATAAAATATGATCCTGTGACTCTGAGATTCCATGACGATGCAGCAGACATCATCAGAGAATTTTGGTATGACTACATGAGCTTTTACTATCGCGATAGCGAGTATACACCTGAACAGTACACTCTCAATCACAAATATTATGCACGAAGCAAGGAAGGCTGGGGTTACAATCTACGCAGCGAATTTGAAAATGCTTCGGAGAATCTACGCAACACCAGCTATCATCCATTGAAGGCCATACGGATTTACAGTCTGATGGGAAAAAAATTCAGCGAGTACATGTTGATAAATCCCATCATCACATCTTTCAGACACGGCGAACATTCTTCCGAAGGCGGAACCGGACTGCTGGAACATGACATGACTGTTACTTACGAACAGGTAAAATATCGCAAAGGCAAAGTGAGCAAAGATACTCTAGGTGATAGCATGTTGCTGCTGTACGACAATGTTCAGAGCCCCGGACTTACCGGTGGCCGCAGTATTTTTGGTGCTGGCGGTTTCGTGGAAACACTAGATAACGTGAGTAATGATCTGGCCAATGGTAACTGGGCTTCTGCTCTCATCAAAATAAACAAAGCACAACAAAACTTCAAAGGACAGAATATAGGTCAATTGCTAAACAACGAAGGGCTTGCCTACATACAAGGGGTTGTGACCAATGGAGGCAATCCATTGAGTCCGGTGAACGCACCTTCTATTGGCAGTGCCACAAATGCCCTAACGACCACAGCACAGGGTACAGCTCTTTTGGCCGCCGGTGGTACCTTGGCAGCAGCCGGCGCAGTTAGCATGTTGAATGCAGATGGTGGACAGCCTTCGCAGGCCGCTGGAGAGGTAAGATTAGCCGAATGGGTAGAAAAAAATGTGCCTAGTGATCAGGCACTACCTAACTATGATTATCGAGCAGTCAGTAACAACAACTTTGTCAGTACCACAGCAGGAGCTCCCGAATCAGCAACTGCTGGATTTCCTAGGCTGAGCCAAGTTGATGATCTAACCGCAGCACAGGCCAGAAGTCTATCGCAATTTTCAGTTGAAGAGCTCACAGCTGAGATTGCAGCCAGATTGAATTTGAACATAAACGACGCAGCCGAACTTATCTCGGCCACACAACAAGGTTCTAGCGAGGCCTAACATGGATGCAAATAATCTATCTAGTCGTGCAGCTGAAGTCACGCAACAGGCGCAAGAAGAAGCGGCTAAATTTTTCAACAACTATTTTCAACCAACACTGAATACCACTACAGACGTTGATGCTGCTATCCAGAGTTATTTTGAAACAGTAACAGGCGACCCTGAGTCGGCTCGTATCATAACCACCGCGGTAGTGTATACCAGCCTAGCACAAAACAGCAACCCCATGAGCGTGCTGGCAGACTTCAAAAAACTTCAACCTGGTGAAATAGATGTGTACCTGGCAGCGTTTTTGAATCTCAATAGAGTGAACACCAGCCTGTTGGGGACGATCAATCAACCTCGAGCCGGCTTTTTTGTACAACGCAGTATTTTGGCATGAGCAGGAAATACGCACAAGGCAAATTCCAGATTCGCAATCCTTCCAAATACATTGGCAAGGGCACACCTACCTATAGATCAGGGTGGGAATTTGCTTTCATGCAATTCTGCGATAACAATCCTGCGGTGCTTCAATGGGCCAGCGAAAGCATCAACATTCCTTATAGAAACCCTTTTACCAATCGGCAGATCATTTATGTGCCTGACTTTCTCATCATCTATGTGGACAGCAAGAATCAAAAACACGCTGAATTGGTTGAAGTGAAGCCCAGCACAGAAACCACTATGGAAAGTGCTCGCAGCATGCGAGATAAGGCCTATGTGGCGCTGAATCATGCCAAATGGGCAGCAGCCACGGCTTGGTGCAGACAAAACGGCATGCGATTCAGAGTAGTGACCGAAAATGAGATCTTCCATCAGGGTTCCAAGCGGTAAATACCTGCATGACTAAAAAACTAGAACAACTCTTTGATCTTCCTGCGGCCACCGATGATCCACAGCAGACTATCGCTGATCATAAAGAACAGATACAAAGCATCGATGAAGCCATAGACAAGATAGATGCTGCCTTGCCAGGTGTGCGAGATCTAGAAGCAGCAGATCAAGAAATGGACGAACTGGCCAGCCTGGCGCAGGACAAGTTCCAGGATCTCATGGACCTGGGCATGAATGTAGAACCCAGATATTCGGGTGTGATATTCCAGACCGCAGGGACCTTGTTAGGG